ATTACGAAGCAACAAAATACGATTTTTCTGGAGCAAACCTTACAGGTATCGAAGGGATTCCTACGGCCACTATTGTGCCGTGGTCTGCTTCTTCAGTGCCAACAGGTTTCTTAGAATGTAATGGTGCATTAGTTTCAAGAAGCACTTACTCTGCATTGTTTGCAATCGTAGGTACAACTTATGGAGCTGGAGATGGCGCAACTACTTTTAAATTACCTGACCTACAAGATAACGTAGCGATAGGAAAATCTGGAACTAAGGCTTTAGCATCAACTGGAGGAGCAAACACAGTTGCTTCAACTGGAAATGTTGGAGGGTCAACAGCTAACGCAACATTATCAACAGCACAACTTGCATCTCACAGTCACAGTTTACCTGTTGGTAGAGCCAATACACAAGGACCTGGTTCTAGTGATAGACCATTTTTCTATGCGAGTCCTAGTTCTAATTCGAGTAACCAAGGTTCTGGAACAGGTCACCAACATAACCTGAGTGCAACTTTTACTGGAGATTCAACTTCAGTTGTACAACCTTATTTAGCAGTAATTTATATAATAAAAACTTAGGAGAAAAGATGGCAACAAACGCAACATGGACAGTAGTATTTGATGATAAACTAGTAATTAAACAAAGCGGTGATGCTGCTGGTACAGGTTACACAATTGCAGATAATGATTTTTGGGGGTTAAGTAAATGGAGTAACATTTGGGCTATTCAATATCAAACATCTAACCCTAGTGATGCTGTAGAATACAGAGATGAAACTCCACACTCTACTTGGGAAGCTGCTAACTTAGGTGATTTTCAAGATTTTATTTCTAGATGGGATTCAGCACATTTAGCTAAATTACAATCTGATTGGGACGCTGACGAAAGACCTGAGTCAGAAAAAGGTTCAAGACCTACTTCTTACTCATCCTAATAACATCCAAGAAGTTATGATATATTTTTCACCTGATAAAGGTGGATTACCTCTATGCACGTATGGAAAACCAGCGGGCCAAATAACTATTCTACCAGTTTTAGGTTTTACTCTTTTAGAAAAATGTAAAAACTCTGTTTCACCACCATCTTCTATATCATTTAAATAAACAGAAAAAACAAAAGCTCTATGAGAATTTTCAAAACCTTTATCATGTTCTATGTGCCAAACATGATATCCCTCTTTAGGTAATGTTTTTTGAATTTTTAAACAAGTAAAACGAAAAGATTGATCGTCTCCGCCATAGGCGTCGGCAGCGCCAGTATTTTTTAAATAATGTTTCCAAGCTAAATCAAAGTTAAACATAAGAGTTTTACAAGTGTCCCACCAAATTTCAAGATTACCACTACCCATAAAAAGTTGTTGATCTTGTTTTTGTAATATACTTGATTCCTCAGATCCTATTCTATTAATTGTTTTATTAAATTTATTTTGTTCTTCAAATAATTTAATGGCATCGTCACACATTCTTTTATCAATGTAATTATCGTATACGCCAATAAAATTAGTGATATTTACGGTTTTATCCATTATAATTTTGAGTCTTTCATTATTTATATAACTATTATATAACAAATTATATGCTACAAAAATTAAAATTCAAGGCTGGATTTAATAAACAAGACACAGAATCAGGTGCAGAGGGTCAGTGGACAGACGGTGATTTTGTTAGATTTAGATATGGACTACCAGAAAAAATTGGTGGGTGGTTACAATTAACCTCATCTCAAAAAACTTTACCAGGGGCAGCCAGAGCACAAGTTGCTTTTTCTAGTTTTGCTGGAGAAAAATATGCAGCTATTGGTACTTCTCAAGGTTTATTTTTATATTATGGTAATGATTTTTTTGATATTTCACCTTTAGATACAGCTATAACTGGAGGCACTTTAACAACCGTTAATAACTCTAATGTTGTAACTATAAATAAAGGATCTCACGGTTTGGCTGTTGGAAGATATGTTACATTGTCCAGTGTTACTGTTACAGGTGCATCTGATTTCACAGCTGCAGAGTTAGAACAATCTTACGAAATATTAACCGTACCAGACATAGACAAGTTTACAGTTCAAGCTTCACGTGTTGAAGGTGGAACAGGTATGACTGCAGCGGGAGCTGTAACTGTCAATCCTTACGTTCAAGTAGGACCCACAACACAAACTACAGGTTTTGGTTGGAGCACATCTACATGGGGAGCTTCGACTTGGAATACACCTAGAGCCACAAGTGATGTAACTTTAGATCCAGGAAACTGGAGTCTTGACAACTTTGGTCAAGTATTAGTTGCAACAATTTTTAATGGGGAGACTTTTACATGGGATGCAGGGGCTTCTAATGCTAGAACTATAAGAGCATCTAAGACTACAACTAATTTTCAAACTACAAATAACCCTACTAAAACTAGATTTACATTAGTATCTGATAGAGATAGACACTTGTTTCACTTTGGGACAGAAACAACTATTGGGACTCCTGCAACACAAGACCCTATGTTTGTAAGATTTTCTAATCAAGAAGATTTAAATACTTATGCACCAACGTCTACTAATACTGCGGGTACTTTTAGATTAGATACCGGTAATGAAATACGAGCAGCTTTACAAGGTAAAGATTATGTTTTTGTCATAACAGATTTAGCTGCTTATGTAATTCAATTTGTTGGTCCACCATTTACATTTAGTGTCAGACAAGTAGGCACCAATTGTGGATGTATAGGTCAACATGCAGCCTCCTTTATTAATGGTGTTGTGTATTGGATGGGAGCTGAAGGTGGATTTTTTGCTTTTGATGGAACTGTTAAATCATTAGCGTCACTGGTAGAGGACTTTGTATTTACAACAGATGGAGATAATTTAGGATTAAATTTTAATTCTAGAGATGTTGTTTTTTCTGGTTCAAATAATTTATATACGGAAGTAAATTGGTTTTATCCTAAAGCTGGATCTACACAAATTGATAGATGTGTAACTTATAATTATGCTGAAAACATATGGACTACATCGTCTTTAGATAGAACTACTTATCAAGATCAAGGTGTATTTGATGCGCCTTATGCAACAGACTATGAAGACACCTCTACACCTGTGTTTCCCGATATATTAGGAATAACTAATCTACATGGTGCCTCTATTTATTACGAACACGAAGAAGGAACGGATCAAGTAAACAGCGCAGGTACAACAGCTATACCTGCATTTATTAGATCTGGAGATTGGGATATAACATCTAGACGTAGTCCGCTTGGTCAAATGACTGGGCTAGCAGATTACAGAGGAGATGGTGAATTTTTTATGGCTGTAAGAAGATTTATTCCTGATTTTAAATATCAAACAGGCAACGCTAAAGTAACTTTATTTGTAAGTTCTTATCCAGACGACGTAGCTGTAAGCTCACCATTAGGTCCCTTTACAATAACTTCAACTACTGATAAAGTGGATACTAGAGCCAGAGGTAGATTGGTATCTATTAAAATAGAAAATGATGCTACAGGTGAAAGTTGGAGATATGGAACTTTTAGACTTGATGCACAACCGGATGGGAGAAGATAATGGCGGATTTGGGTTCATATAGATATGGTGCTATTTCAGATGATACGTTAAACGTCATGGCAAATAGTGATGAACCTACTATTAGAGCACAAGCACAAGCTATTATAGATGCCTCTAAAAAACAACAACAACAATTAGGTTTTTTTCAAAAACTAGGTAATTTTTTAGGTAACACATTTGGTATGAGTAAAGCAGGGGCAGCAGAACCTGATGACCTTGATATGCTTGCTTCTTTAAAATCAAACCAAATAGGTTCTTTTAATAGGCCTAATATGTCAGATATAGCAGGTATTACAAACACCCCTCAAGCAAGTCTTTTTACAAATGATCAAGCTGCCCTTTTAGCAGACACAGACGATGCAGGTATTGAAGAAGAGTATTATGAACAATTTCCAGAAACAGGTACAATTAGAAGTGGGATACAAAGTTTGTTTAATAAAGTAAAAGGATCTAGATTAGCACAAGCTTTTTTAGGTGGAATTAATCCTATATTTGGAGGAATAGTAGGTCTTTTAAATACTCCAGGTCTTTCTGATTTTAGAAAATCATCTACGTTTGCAGATTTTTTACAATCAAGAAGAGACAGAAAAGCAAGAGAAGATGTTGCAAGAAGAGGATCTCTTAAAGATTTACAATCAAGAATTGACAAAGGTGATTTTGGCGGTCCTAAAAACGGTGGTGGAGGTTTTTCTGGTGCAGGTGGTTATGGATCTTCTGCAGAAAGAGGAGCAGCACTACATGGCTAAAATAACTAATTACATACCTGATCCAAAACCAGAATACGATGTAGAAAATCAAAGACAAATATTAGATTCTTTAACTACATTACAAAATCAATTAAATTTTTCTTTTCAAAAAGATTTAAAGAACGAACAAGATGCGTTTAATTATTTTTTATCATGAGTATATTTTATAAGAATCAAGGTTTTAAACAATCCGGTACAAGTAAAACTACCGTGCTCACTTGCCCTACGGATGGAACAATTATAGTTAAAAGTATTTATGTTGCAAATAACGATGCCTCTTCAGCTATTTTAGTAAACATGAATTTTGTTGATTCATCTGATTCAAGCACTGAATACGAATTTTTTAGAGACGATGTCGCTGCTAAATCGCAAGTAAACGCTTCACCTCAAGGCTTGAATTTAGAGGCAGGTGATGCTATAACTGTGCAAGCAGCTACAGGTAGTAATAAGATACAAGGCCTGATAAGTTTTGCTTTAATAAATAGAGAGAATGAAAACGGATAATTTACCAAAAATAGATTGTACAACAATCGTAACATATAGAAATACAAAGACCGGAAAAATTTATAAAGATAAGAAAGAAGGTCCTGATATAGTGCAAGACGTCACCGTGCAGGTTACTAATAAAGGTCTAGAAATGTTTCAGAAAGTAATAAATGAAGATAACAAATCAAAACCCTAAGGGCGGAACAGAGTTACAATTTGAGTATTTAGAACAGCACGTTGATAAAAATTTATTAGATCAAGTGCAAATATGCACTTCAGTGCCAGAAAAAATACCTTTGCATCCAACTAAACCAAATATACTTTGGCAAAAAAATTCTTACGATCAACCTAATTTAGCTCCTTGGTTTAAAAATCCTGCTAATCATAATAAGTATGATTGGTATGTTTTTAATTCACACTGGACATATGAAAAATTTAGATACAATTTTAATATACCTACAAATAGATGTGTGGTTATTAAGAATGGTATTGATAAAATAGAGAAAGCCCCTTTTTATAAAAAGGGTCAACCTATAAAAATAATACATCAAAACACACCTTGGCGTGGTTTATCTGTATTATTAGGTGCAATGCAATTAGTAAAAAATCCTTTAGTAACATTAGATGTATATTCTTCTACAGAAGTTTATGGTAAAGATTTTTATACAGCTAACGATCACAACTATACAGAGCTTTACGAGCAAGCAAAGGCTTTACCTAATGTAAATTATATAGGCTACAAATCTAATCAATACATAAAAGATAATTTAAAAAATTATAATATGTATGTGTATCCAAGTATATTTGAAGAAACCTTTTGCATATCTCTACTTGAATGTATGGCTGCAGGTTTATATTGTATCGTGAATGATTTTGGCGCTCTATATGAAACAGGCGCAGAGTTTCCTATGTATATACCATATGATACTAATTACAGAGCCATGGCACAAAAGTTTGGTTTTGGAATAGAACAAGCATCATATACTCTTGATCAAAAACAAATACACGATCATTTAGATTCTCAATCTAGATATGCACATATTTATTATAACTGGAATAAAATAGCTATGCAGTGGACAACTTTTTTAAAAGGAGTTATTAGTGCAAAGTCCAAATAAACCTATATGGTTTGATAAAGAGAAAAACGTGGAAGTAATAGATTTATCACCTGATAGAAAAAAATCACCTCATAGAATAATGGTATGTACACCTGTGCATGGTAACGTTTCTATGCACTACACCCAAGCAGTATTAAAATTTCAACAAGATTGTATACTACGAGATATGTTAGTTAGCTTCACCTTAATGCAATCTTCTTTGGTTACTCAAGGTAGAAACTTATGTGTAGCCGAAATGTTAAATCATGAAGATGGTTACACACATTTATTATTTATAGATGCAGATATTGATTTTAATTTTCAAACTATAGAGACAATGTTAAAAGCAGATAAAGATGTTATTGCCTGTCCATACCCAATGAAGTCTTTAGATTGGGATAAAATATTTCAAGAAAAAGATAAAGCAAAAGATAAAGATCAACTTAAAAGACCAGGGTATACTTTTCCTATAAAACTAGAAGATCAAAATTATATACAATCTAATCATGGAATCGTTGAGGCTACCCATGCTCCTACAGGATGCATGCTTATAAAAAGAAAAGTATTAGAAGATATGATAAAACAATATCCTGAGTTAAAGATATATCAGCCTACAAATATTAATGGAAAAGAGGTTAAAAAAGAAAATTTTTATAACTTTTTTGACACTATTCATGACCCTAAAACTAAACGCTACTTTGGTGAAGACTTTGGTTTTTGTCAAAGGTGGACAGATATGGGGGGTAAAGTATATCTAT